TTGGTTTTTTTTGTTCGGGAACCGCAGGAACCGGCCCGATCGGCCCCGGGCCGGCCGCATAGGTGAGTGAAACGTCCGGACAACACCGCCGTCGAGGCCGGGTCGAGGCCGCCCTGGAAAAGGAGCTCATCGACCGCCACGACGTCGGCCCGGCCGAGCGCGCCGCCCTCCGGGCCCAGGCCTTCGCCGTTGACCTGGCCGAGGCCGCCTTCGACGCCGAGCTCATAAGCACCGCCAGCCGTGCCTACCTCGAGCTCCGTCAAGCGGCCGGCATCGTCGCAGGCATCGCCAAGGCGCCCGACACCCTCGAGCAACTCTTCGCCGAGCTCGGCCGGGCCGGCGCCGGCGCTAGCGACACCGCGGACACCTAGTCGATCGACTTTCGGCGGCGCCGTGGCCAAGCTGGCCGCCGCCCTCGGCAAACCGCTCATGCCGTGGCAGTCCCAGGTGGCCGACGTCGCCCTCGAGGTCGACGACGCCGGCCGCTTCGCCTACCAGTTGGTCCTCGTCACCGTGCCCCGCCAGTCCGGCAAGACGACGTTGTTCGGCTCGGTCCTCGAGCACCGGGCGCTCGTCACCCCTCGAGCCCGATGTTGGTTTACCATGCAAACGGCCAAGGACGCCGTCGACTGGATGCTCAACGAGCACTGGCCGCTACTGGCGCCCCTCGGCGACGAGGTGAAACTACGGCGGGCGGCCGGCTCCGAGCACGTGCGCTGGCGCCGCTCGGCCGGCCTGGTGCGGCCGTTCCCGCCCACGCCCGACGGCCTCCACGGCAAGACCAGCGACCTCGTCGTGGTCGACGAGGCGTGGGCCTACGACCTCATGAAGGGCCAGCAACTCGACCAGGCCATCGTGCCCACCCAGGCCACCCGGCCCAACGCCCAGGTCTGGAAGGTCTCGACCGCCGGCGACGCCAGCTCGACGTGGTGGCTGGGTTCGGTCGAGGCCGGCCGGGCCGCCGTGCGTAGCGCGCGTACGCGCGGTATCGCCTACTTCGAATGGTCCTGTCCCGACGACCTCGACCCCACCGAGGCCTCGAGCTGGCCCACCTACCACCCGGCCTACGGCCGCACCATCGGGCCCGAGGCCATGGCGGCCGCCCTGGACATGCTGGGCCCCGACGAATTTGCTCGCGCTTACGGCAACCGGTGGGTCTCGACCACGTCGCGGGTCATCCCGCTCGAGGCGTGGCGCGCGGCGCGCGAGGAACCGGCCGACCTGCCGGGCCCGGCAGAATTAGCCCTCGGCTTCGACGTCGCCGTCGACCGCTCCGACGCCGCCATCGTGGCCGCTTGGCGCGACGACGCCGGCGTGGCCCACCTCGAGGTCGCCGACCACCGCCCCGGCGTGGGCTGGCTACTCGAGCGCCTGGACGAGCTCGTCGAACGGTGGAGGCCTCCGGTCGTCGCCTACGACCAGGCCGGCCCGGCCCTCGACGTGGCCGACGCGGCCGAGCGGGCCGGCCTCGAGCTCATGGGCTTGGCCGCCAAACCGTACGCGGCGGCGTGCGCCGGCCTGCTCGAGGCCTTGATCGCCGACCCGCCCAAGGCCCGCTACCGCGCCCACCCGGCCCTGGACGCCGCCGCCAGCTCGGCCGCCCGGCGCGCATTGGGCGACGCCTGGGCGTGGGGCCGACGCCAGTCGAGCGGCTCGTTATCGCCTCTCACGGCCGCCACCGTGGCCCTATGGGCGTGGGACCACCGGGCACCGTCGGGGCCGTTCAAGATCTACTGATCCCCGGCATGAGGACAGGTTTTGGTTATTGTCCCTGGTAGTGACTATGGCCACCATGGCCCGACCCGTCCTGCCCCGCACCACCGACGGATCCGGTGGCCTCATCCCGCCCCCGTCGATGATGTCCGGTTTCGGCTTGCCCGGCGCCTTTGTTTACGACGCCACCAGCGCCCGCCATATCCCCGCCGTGGGCCGGGCAATACAACTTTTCGGCGGCATGGTCAAGCAAATGCCCATGGACGCCTACCGCTCCGGCGTGCCCTTGCCCCGGCCGGCGCTGCTCGACTCGCCCGACCCGCGCCTGGTCTGGAACCGGTCGCGCTTTCTCCAGTGCTCGGTCGAGGACTACATGCTCAACGGGAACACGGTTTCCTACATAACGAAGCGGGGCGCCGACGGTTACCCGTTGTCGGTGATGTACCTACCGATCCAATGGGTTTATATCTCGTGGGTCCAAAACGACCCCGTGAACGTGATTTACACCTATTTAGGCCAAGTCCTCGACACCGACAACATCGTGCATATCGCCCGGGGCGTCGACCGGTGGTACCCGGTGCGGGGCGTGGGCGTGGTCGAGGAGTACCTGTCGACGCTCGACCGGGCCGCCATGGAAGAAAGTTACGAGTCCTCGGCCCTGTCGGCCGGCGCCGTCCCCTCGGTGGCCATCATCACCCCTAACGCCACGCTCACCCAGGACGTGGCCGACGAGGCCAAAGCCAACTGGCTCGACAAGTTCGGCGGCCCCACCCGCGAGCCCGCCATCCTGCCCAACGGCACCCAAGTGGTACCGCTGGCGTGGTCGCCGTCGGACACGCAGATGATCGAGGCCCGCAAAATGACCTTGACCGACGTCGCAAATATGTTCAACCTCGACAGTTATTGGCTCGGCGCCGCCGTGCAAGGCATGACTTACAAGACGGCCGCCCCGCAGTACCAACAGATCCTGCGCACCTCGATCGAGCCAGTAATCGTCGACTTCGAACAAGTGTGGTCCCAAGCGTGGTTACCCCGGGGCCAGGTGATCCGCTTCGACCGGTCGAAGTTGTTGGCCGAAGACCTGCCCACCACGGCCACGTCGCTATCGACGATGGTCACCTCTGGCATCATCACGCCGGCGGCGGCGTGGCAGATCTTGCTCGGCGCCCCCCTGGCCGCCATCGACCCCACCGAAGGCGAACCGGCCCCGGCCATCGCCCCGGCGCCGGCGCCGGCGCCGCCCGACGAGAACATCTAAGGAGGCCCATAAATTGACCGATCCCGAGCGGCGCCTGTTCCAAACCGCCATTGCGCTGCGCGACGTCCAGGCCGTGGGCGCCGGTCCCTACCGCTACCTCGAGGGGCGCGCCGTGCCCTATGACACCTGGACCGACGTAAACGGTTGGTTCCTCGAGCAGTTCCAACACGGCGCCTTCGAGCGCTCCACCAAAGGCGCCGGCAAAGGGGCGCCGTTGTTGTTGTTCCACGACAACCGCAGTTTCCCCGTCGGCCACGCCGAGAAATGGTCCCACGACGACGGCGGCATGGACGGCGTATGGCGCCTGAACGGCACGCCCGAGGCCCAACGGGCGGCGGCGGCGGCCAACGACGGCGACCTCACCGGCCTGTCGGTCGGTTTCCAGATGATCCGCTACGACTACGACGAGGCCGCCGACTGGGCGCCCAACCTCGGCCCCGACCACATGGACCGCATCACCCATTTCGAGTCCCGACTGGTCGAGGTGTCGGTGACGCCGACGCCGGCCTACACCGACGCCGGCGTGACCATGGTGCGCACCCATGCCCAGCGCCCCCACGAGCTGGCCGTCGATCGCTGGCGGGCCGAGCTCGAGCGGCTACGCTCCGGTTAGCGAAGCACGCGGTCGACCCCGCCGGGACGCCCGGCCACCGGCCCGAGCTCATTAGAGCTCACCCGGTCGCCACCGTCTAGGCACGCCGGCGCCTTGCACCTGAGCGCCCCGAAGTGTCCCCAAAAAACGCGGAGGTTATGACCCATGCCTAATGCTGTACTGGAAAGTTTCCGGGCCCAACGGGCCGAGCAGATCTCGACCATGGACTCGATCCTGGCCCAAGTCGAAGGCCGCGACTTGGTCGACGCCGAGCGCGGCATCCTGGAGGCGGCCCGCCAGCGCATCGCCGAGCTCGACGCTCAGATCAAGCCGCTCGAGGAATTCGAGGCCCTGCGCGCCGCCCACTCCGAGACCGTCTCGACCCTGCCCGCCCGCATGCCGGCCGAGCCTCGCCGGGCCGATGGCCCCGAGCGCTCGACGCTGTACCGCAGCGCCGGCGAGTTCCTGGTCGACCTCGTCCGGGCCCGGGGCATCCTCGAGCGCGGCGTGCCCGACCCCCAGGCCGCCGCCCGCATCGCCCAGACCCGGGCCGTGGCCAACCAAACCACGGGCGACACCGCCGGCATCCTGCCCACGCCCATCGTCGGCACCGTCGTAAACCTGATCGACGCCAACCGGCCCCTAATCACCAGTCTCGGCGGCGCTAAGGCTATGGGCGGCATCCCGGGCACGACGTTCTCGAGGCCGAAGATCACCCAGCACACCACCGTCGGCGTGCAAGCGGGCGAGAAAACCGAGCTCCCATCGCAGAAAATGACGATCGTACAGGTGCCCTTCACCAAGTCGACCTACGGCGGCACCGTCGACATCTCCCGCCAGGACATCGACTGGACGAGCCCGTCGGCGTGGGACATCTTGGTCCGCGACCTGGCCGACGTGTACGCCGTGCAGACCGAAACGGCCGTCGCGGCGGCGTTCAAGACGGCGGCGGCCGGCACCGCCGTGTCGGTGGGCACCGCCGGCCAACCCATCACGCTGGCCGGTTGGGCCACCGGCCTCTACACCGCGGCCATGCACAGCTACCAGGCCAGCAAACGCATGCCCGACCGTATTTGGTGCTCGCTCGACGTGTGGGCCGCCCTCGGCTCCATGGTCGACACCCAGCGCGTGGTGCTGCCGCCCGATATGTCCTCGGGGGCCACCGAGGCGCCCATCGACTCCTACGACATCGGCGGCTCGTCACTGGCCAGCTTCCGGGGCGACCTGTTCGGCCTGCCGAGAATTGTGGTGCCCTACTTCGCCTCGGGCACGTGCGTCATCGGCAACTCGGCCCTGTACGAGGTTTACGAGGACGTCGTCGGCCTGCTCAGTGTCATCGAGCCCTCGATACTGGGCGTCCAGGTCGCCTATGGCGGTTACGTGGCTTGGGGCACGCTGGCCGGCACCGGCTTTGTGCCCTTGACCATCGTCGGCGTCCTGCCCACCATGTCCGACGACGAACAAGCCGACGCCCCGGCCCCGGCCAAGAACGGGAAATAACGACCAATGGCGGCGTGGCCAGTGCTGAAGGACGTGCGCACGTTGTTGCGCATGCAACCTGACTCGGTCGAAGACCTCGTCATCGCCGACGCCCTGGCCGCCGCCATCGACTACGGCAACCGGCGCACCAATTACCGCTGGGATCCCAACACGGCCCCGTCGCAATGGCAAACGGGCCTGCCCGATTCGGTTTATCAGGCCTGCCTTATCCACGCGGCCAAGCTCTACCGCCGGCGCGACTCGATCGACGGCACCATCGGCTTTGGCGACGCCGGCGTCGTGCGAGTAGGGCGCTTCGACGCCGATATCGAGGCGCTCTACTCGCTCGTGGGCCCGTTGGTGGCCGGGTGACCCATTCATGACATGGGACGGCGCCGCCGCCCGGGCCGGGCTAAACACCGTGCTCTCGGCCGCCTTCGAAGGCACCAACGTGTCGGTCTTCCCGGCCCCGCCGTCGACGTTCAACGCCCCCGCCTTGATCGGCCAGTACCCGCTAACGGTGACCAAGTTCGTGCCTAGTTTCGGCGTCGACACGGCGGCCTGGTCGGTTATGGCCGCCGTCGGCCTCGAGCAGTCCGACGAGCTCGACGGCCTGGCCAACGACGCCGCCGCCGCCATCTTCCTCGACCCCACCCTCGGCGGGGTAGTGCAGGTGTCCAAGGTGACCGAGCTCCGCAACTGGCGCATAGTCACCGCCGGCGGGGCCGAGCTGCTCAGTTGTGAAATAGCCCTCGAAACCCGTATGTAGAAAGGAAAAAAACCATGGCTACTGTAACGACCAGAGACGAGGTTAACCCGCTGGCCGACCCGGCCCCGCCGGTGGCCACGCCGGTAATGATGACCGACGCCTACGTCGAAATAGGCGGCGCCAACCTGAAGTGCCTGGCCGAGGAAATATCGCTCACGGCCGACCCCAACCCAATTACGGTCACGACGTTTTGCGGCGTGTCCGAGTTCCCGGGCCCGGTCAAGTGGCACATGGTGGCCAAGTTGCTACAAGCCTTCGACGCCGGCGCCACCGACGCCACCCTGGCCGGCGCCGTGGCCGCCTACGCCGCCGCCGGCACGCCCGTCGGCTTCAAGGTGCGAGCGTTCGCCTCCCGGCCGGCGTCGGCCACTAACCCGTCGTTCGAAGGCAACCTCATCCCCCAGGCTTACACCGTGTTCGGCGGCGTCGCCGGCGCCGCCTCCGAGGTCAATATCGACTGGACCATGACGGCGCCGCCCAGCCGCAACGTCGGCACCGTGGTGCCCCCCACCGGCGCCACCGCCGGCACGCCCGGCACCTACACGCCCGCCGGCGCCACCGTGCCGGCCAACCTGGCCGGCCTGTCCGGCGTTACCGCCTCGCCTAACACGGCGTGGACGACGGGCCAATGGGTCACCACGGCCGACGCCCAGTGGGCGCACTGGTCCGGCACGGCCTGGGCCCTCGGCAAGGCGCCCTGACCACGTGGCCGCCCCGGTGGTCGGCCTGGTCGGTATGTCGGCGCTCAGGAAGGACATCAAGCGCCAGACCGACAACACCGCCAGCCAGCTCTACAACGGCATAAAGGCGGCCGGGCGACTGGCCGCCAACCCCGTCGCCGCGGCCACCCGTAGCGCCCTGCCCCGGGTGAGCGGCACGCTGGCCGGCGACGTGCGCCTGTCGGCCACCCGCACCGGCGCCTCGGTGCGCATGGGCCGCTCGAGCATCGCTTACGCCA